CCATTCGGTGCATTCCCTGGCGCCGGGACATCATTCGGGACAGCAGGTTGATGATTGATGACGAGGTGATCGCGCTGGCCCGTGCATTCGCCGAGGCCCTGGATCCACACGAAAGTTGCGGCCTGGTGGTGGAGGTATCTGGCCGCCAGAGCTACTGGCCCTGCGCCAACCTCGCCGACGATCCTGAGCAGGATTTCATCCTCAACCCCGCCGACTGGCGGAAGGCCGCCCGGGCCGGCACCATCGTCGCGGTCATCCACTCCCATGCGACGACGCCAGCGGCGCCCAGTCTGGCGGATCGCCTCAGCTGCAACGCCTCCGCCTTGCCGTGGCTGATCATTCAGGCCCGCTCCGGTGAGGTGTGCGAACTGTTGCCGGAGCCTGGCGGCGCGCCATTGATCGGCCGGCCGTGGGTGTGGGGCCTGGCCGACTGCTGGAGCCTGGCCCGTGACTGGTATGCCGATCACGGCCTGGCCCTGCCGGATTTCCCGCGCCCTGCAACGCCTCAACAGTTCGAGGTGGCGCCGACGTTCGATCAGCACTGGCCCACCGCTGGTTTCGTCGAGGCCCTCCCCGGCCAGGCCCAGCCGGGCGACCTGTTGCTGATGGCACTCCGGAGCACCGCCGGCCAGCTCAACCATTGTGCCGTGCTCGTGGAAGACGGGCTGATCCTTCACCACCTGCGCGGGCGACTATCAGGCCGTGAGCCCTACTCACAATGGTGGCAGCGGCAGACCGGACGGATCCTCCGACATGCGGATCATCGAGCTCTACGGGCAATTGGCCAGCCACTGCGGAGGGAGCAGGTTTCAGGCGATGGTGCAATCGCCAGCTGAGGCGGTGCGGTGGCTGCTGGCGAATTGGCCCGATCTAGAGGGCCACATGCGGGAGCAGCACTACGAGGTTAGAGGTGACGGCGAGCCGTTGGAACTGGAGCTGCTGCCGTTCCCTGTGGCCGGAACAATCGCAATCACGCCGGTGGTCTCGGGTTCAGGGGCAACGGGACGGATCATCGCCGGCATTGCGTTGATTGGCCTGTCGTTCGTGCCTGGGTTGTCGCTGTTCGGCTTGGCGCTGGCGTCACCGCTCATGGGGATCGGCGCCTCCCTGGTGCTGGGTGGCGTGGCCCAGCTGCTGACCCCCACGCCGAAGATTGATGAAGGCATCAAGGGGAACCCAAAGGTAGGCGCCAGTTATATATTCAGCGGGGTAACAAATACCAGCCGGCAAGGTGTGCCGGTGCCCGCCTGTTATGGTGAGCCGATCGTCGGCAGTGTGGTGATTTCCGCCGGGCTGAGTGTCGCATGATCATTGCAGGTTCCGGCGGGCAACAAGCAGCAACCGGCACCACCACGCCGAAGACCGCCAAGGATACGCTTAACTCGACGCAATATATTCAGCTGATCGACCTGATCAGCGAAGGAGAGATCGAAGGTTTCCCATCTGCCCGCGCCTATACCCGTGGTACGGCAGCGTATAACGTGGCGATGCTGAAAGATATTTTCCTGGATGGAACGCCAATCCTGAAGGCATCCGCTAATCCTGCTGCACCGGCGGCGGAAGATTACAACTTCCAGGATATAACGGTTCAGGTACGCTACGGCACTGCAGACCAAACCTATGTGCCAGGGTTTGAGTCAGTGCAGACTGAGGTGTCAGTTGGCGTGACGGTTAGTAATGCCGTGCCCGTCAGCCGGACGATCACGGATGCCGACACCGATGCGGTGCGCGTCACGGTGTCATTCCCTCGGCTAGAGAAGTATTTAGAGAATGGCGACGTTCGTAAGGATGAGGTGAACTGGCAGGTTCATTTAAGCTATAACGGCGGCGCCTACTTCATGGCGGCACGCGATAGCGTCTACGGTCGCTCGGCGGATTCATTCCAGCGCACCCTCACGGTGCCGCTCACCGGTGCGTTCCCCGTGGGGGTGCGGGTGGTGCGGGAGACGATTGATCGGCCCTCCAGCGAGAAGGATCCGAGCGGTGATCGGCACTACGATGAATTCAGCTGGTCCAGTTATACGGAACTGACCTACGCCAAGCTCTCGTATCCTTACTCAGCGCTGGTATTTCTTCAGGCCCCGGCTAGCACATTCACCACCGTTCCGGCGCGCTCCTATCGCATCCGGGCGATGAAGGTGGCGGTACCCAGCAATGCCACGGTAAGCCAGGTGGACGGGTCGCTGACGTTCTCCGGGGTCTGGGATGGGACGTTCTCCGTCCCTGTATGGACGACCGATCCGGCCTGGCAGCTGTGGGATCTGCTCACCACTGGCCGATACGGAACCGGCGACCACATCAGCGGCAATGACCTAGACCGCTGGGCGTTCTATTCCGCCTCGGTCTATGCCAACGGCCGGGTACCGACAGGGGTAGGCGATGCAACCGAGCCGCGATTCAGTTGTCACGTTGCGATTCAGTCCAGCGCAGAGGCGTACAAAGCGGTCAACGACCTGGCGAGCGTGTTCCGGGCGATGCCGTTCTGGCAGTCGGGTGGGGTGAGCCTGGGCCAGGACCGGCCGGCGGATCCGTCCCATGTGTTCAACCAAACCAATATCGGCGCCGAGGGATTCAGCTACAGCAGCAGCAGCCGGACGCAGCGCCACACGGTCGCGGTTGTCTCGTGGTTCGATCGTGATCAGCAGGACCTGTCCTATGAGGTGGTGGAGGACCGCGACGGCATCGCCCGCTATGGCGCCATCGTTGCCAGTGTCGAGGGGTTCGGCTGCTGCTCTCAGAGCCAGGCCCGCCGCATTGGGTTCATGCTGTTGGCGACGGAGAACAGTGAGACCGATCTGGTCACATTCAAAGCCCTTGCCTCGGCCGGAGTGGCGGTGCGGCCTGGGATGATCATTGCCGCAGAGGATCAGCTGCACAGCAATGGCGCCCGCCGTGGGGGGCGGATCGTTGGCGGCACCACCACCACCGTGGTGCTGGACACGCCGGTCGGATCCCTGCCGGCGACGACCTCACCGGTAGCGATGGTTGCCCTGGCTGATGGCACCGTGGCCTCCCGTGCGGTGGCATCTGCCTCGGGCTCAACGCTTACGCTTGCGAGTGCTCTGCCAGCTGCGCCATTAGTGGCCGGTTGTTATATCTACTCGGATGCGTTCAGCCTATGGCGGGTGCTAACCGTTGGCGAGCAGGATGGCGATGAATACCCAATCACGGCGCTGCAATATAACCCGGATAAATATGACTATGTTGAGCGTTTCCTGCCGCTGGGTAGAAGCCAGCTGACCACCACGGTAAACCGCTCGACACGGGTCACCACCGCTCAGATCAGGGTGGCACCGCAGCAGCTGGAGTCCTCCTATTCGCTGGTGAAGTCCACCACGGTGGGCACCGCCAGGACTGGTGTCACGGTGCAACCACTGGAGTCCAACTACAGCGGCCAACGGTTCACCAGGGTGGGCTGCGCCACCATCCGCGCCACCGCTCAGACCCTAAATTCCTCCGTAACCTGACCCCATGGCAACCGTCACCCCGCTTGTATTTAGACCGTTTCTGCTGGCGCTGGCCCAGAAGAAACACGATCTCAGCGCGGACACCCTTAAATGGCGGCTCACCAACACCGCACCATCGCAAACTTCAGCGCTGGCGGCTGATGTAACCGGCGAACTCGCAACCGGCGGAGGCTATACAGCGGGCGGGGCCACGTCATCCATCGTCAGCCTCGCCGAGAGCGCTGGCGTGCTGACGCTTATCCTCGGCGACCCCCCGACCTGGACCGGTAGCGGATCAGGATTCGGGCCATTTCGTTATGGTTACCTGATCAATGATACGGCTGGCAGTAAAAACCTGATCTGCTACTACGACCACGGCAGCAGCATCACGGTTGCATCAGGCCAGACGTACACGACCGACCTGGATCAAAGCCTGGGGGTTCTGAAACTCACGCTGCTCTGATGTCATGCCGATCGAAATTGCTTCAGTCCTACTCGCTACTGCCCTGGGCCTGTGCCTGGGCTGGGGTCGCCGCACCGCCAGTAACGAGGTGGTAAGCGCTCGCCTCACTACTGGGCTGGAGTCAATTACCGGTGAGCTGGTATTGATCCGCCAGGAGATGCGCGAAGACCGTAAAGAATCTGGGGTCGCAAATCGTCAGCTATTCGAGCGGATCACCGAAGTGGAGCGTGGCGTAATCGATCGCATCAGCGGTGTTGAAGCGCGCGTGAGCGTGCTGGAGGACGACCGATGACCAGTTGGAGTAATCGCGTCATCGGGGCCATCCTCAGACTCATCACGGTTCTACTGTTGGTGCTGTCATCCGTGGTGGTTGTTGAGGTGGTTCGCCATGACGGCCACCAGGCGGCAGCACTGGCAGCGCTGACCACATTCGGCACCAATGCCCTGTCATTCCTCGCCGGATTACTAGCCCAGGACCTTCGTAAACCTGCCCCCTGAACATGAGCAACACCGCACCAATCACGCTGGAACAACTGTTCAGGTACTGGCGGGATCTGCCTCATCAACGGGCGGCAATCCCCCTGCTGGAGGCTGACATCCGACTGAAAGGATACGAGGGGGCGATGAGGCGGGATCGGCCGTGGTTCGAGGCATGGAGCCAGGCCGGGAAACAGCCTGACCCGCCGGCCGCCCGCAGCTGGCTGAGGCTCACCGCTACGAGCCGCATTAACGCCAATGGGTTGCGGGTGCTGTGGCTGGGCTACTGGCGGAATGGGGTCGAGACCGATCACCTGGAGGTGGTGAGCGGCGCCCCTGGCCGGCAATCGTTCAGGCTCGCGAGTGCCAGCAGGGGCGGCAGCCTGGAGCCACTGCCTGAGGGGCGCTGGGGGATTGCTGACGCTGAATGGGCGACAGGCCGGCCGGACGACTACTTCGGCAGCTGGGGGCCTGGCCTCGGGCCGGTATCAATCCCGTTGGCATTTGTCGGCCCTGGCCGGACGGAGCGGGCGGCGATTGAGATCCACATCGATTCCAACGCCCGCGCCGGCTCCCCCGGCACCGCCGGCTGCATCGGCCTATCGGGAAACGGCGACTTTCGGAAGCTGCTGGCGTGGCTCAGGGCGACGGATCCGAGGGATCTGTACGTCGATTGGAAATTGGGTTCGTGTCCGAAGCCGTGATCACCTCAGCGGGTGGCCGGGGCCTTTCTGTTGCGCTCAGCAGACCCCCAGCCGGCTGATCCTAGGGACTGCTCAAACTGCCCTAATCCTCCCGTCCACCCGTCCCATGGGCCTTGCCCCCTGGATGATCTATTCCCCACCGCCTGAGCGTGCGTTCGCCCTGCAGGTAAATCGCCTGGCGCTAAAGGACATGTCCCACGCCGAGCTGTTGGCCCTCGCAGATCACCTCACCCTCCGCGATGCAATCCAGGATCAGCTGCTCAGCCAGGCGGTGGGCCGCGTGATGGAGCTGGAGTGCGTCATCGAGGCCGGCCTACAGCAGCGACAGCTGGGCCACCGACTCCCGTGGTGGCGGCGGTGGCGCAACCGCTCGTGATTGGCAGCGCGGCACCTCCAGCAGTGGCACCTCCAGCAGTGGCATCTGATCCAACACGTGGAACCGCTCCACTAGCGGTAGCTCCTGCTGCTGATCCAGGCCGAGCACGATTCGGATCCGGACGACCGCCATGTCGATCAGCCCTTGCACCACGGGCCGCGATAACCCCAGGTGCTCGACGATCTGCGACACGGTGAGCGGTGGCCCCGTCACGCCCCAGCGCAGCTCCAGCAGCTGCCGTTGCTGTGGCGCCAGTGCCGACAGCGCCTCACGCAGCTCCAGCAGGCGGGCGGGCGGCTCATCCTCCCCCGGCGCGGCAATCAGCTCGCCCAGTGTCGTGGGGTGGCCGTCGCCGCCCACCACCTGGTCCAGGCTCGCCACCTGCAGGCCCCGGCTGGCAATCAGATCCAGCTCTGCCAGCGGCACCCTGAGCCGCTCCGCCAACTCCTCCCGCCGTGGCGCACGGCCTAGCTCCGCCGCAAGGTCAGCCGTCGCCCGGTTCAGCCTCGCGGCCTGGGGTGCCAGCGTCTGCGGTGGCCGGATGCCGCTGTGCTCTACGTTCTCCACGTGGCGCATCAGCGCCTGCCGGATCCAGGCGTAGGAGTAGGTAGTAAACCTGTACCCCCGCGTCGGGTCGTATTTTTCAGCCGCACGGATCAGCCCCATGTTCCCCGCCTGGATCAGGTCAGGCAGCGCCGAGGGGCTGACCCGGCTGGAGTAGCCCTGAGCGACGCTGGCCACCAGCCGGAGGTTCGATTCAACCAACCGATCCCGCGCCCTGCGGCCCCTCCGTTCCACCATCGCCGGGGGTGGTGGCGGATGATCCAGCCAGCCCCGCACCGAGTGGCCCAGCTGGATCTCTTGCGCAGCCGACAGCAGCGGCCGGCGACCGGCCTGGTTAAGCCACCACTGGAGGTCAGCCCTGGCCATTGGCTCGATGGTGTGCAGTGAGCTGCAGCGCCGGGAGGACGCTGCCCATCTGAATCACCGGATGGGTGCGAATTAGTTCCCGGATAGCGCCTGAGATCGTGATCTGCCGCTGGGTGGCATAGCGCTCGACAGCGCGGAACTCGTCGATTCTCATTTTGGAGGTAACGGGGCGGAGTGGGGTCAT